GCGGCGTGTGGGTAGCCACTCTGACCGTGCGCGGTTTGGACGTCGCCAAGGGGTTGACCGTGGTGCCGGGCGTGGCCCGGCCGGAGCCGGGCGAATGAGGATGCGTCGTGGGAGCGGCTGCGCCGCTATCGAACGGAGCTTGCGCGGCGCAGCCGCTCCCACTGCCACACGGGATTGAGCATGCCGCCGCGTTCGTCGGTCTATCAGCTGCCGCCGGAGGTCCAGGAGGAGCTCAATACCCGCCTGGTCGGCTCCGGCTTCGGCGGCTACCGGGAACTGTCGGCCTGGCTCAAGGATCAGGGCTACCACATCAGCAAGAGCGCCCTGCACAGCTACGGCCAGGAATTCGAGCTGGAGTTCAACGCCAGCCTGGCCGATGCCCGTAAAGCCCAGGCGCTGGCGCGGGCCGCGGTGGCCCAGCGCGACGACTCCGGCGCGGCCCTGCTCGAAGCCACCAGCGACGTGGCCCAGGAAATCCTGCTCCGGTTGATGATCGGCCTGCGCAAGGCGGATCACGAGCCGGACAAAGCCGCCAAGCTGGTGTCGCTGGCGGTGCGCTCGCTGGCCGATCTGGGGCGGATGACCATCGATCAGAAGAAGTGGCAGGAACAGATTCGCAAGCAAGCCAGCATCGATGCCGGCCAGATCGCCGAGAAAGCGGCCGCGCGTGCAGGTGTGTCGAAGGACGGCATCGCGGCGATCCGTGCCGCCATCCTGACGGAGATGGCATGAGCACGGCCGTCCTCCTGCCCTACCAGCAACGCTGGATCAAGGACAAGGCCCCCGTCAAGGTTTGTGAGAAGTCGCGCCGGATCGGCTTGTCCTATGGCGAGGCGGCGGACTCGGTACTTCATGCCTCGGCGGAGGACAGTGGCGGCAACGTCTATTACATCTCTTTCGACAAGGAGATGACTCAAGGCTTCATTTCAGACTGTGCGGGTTGGGCAAAAGCCTTTCATGCCGGCGCATCAGAAATTGGCGAGGAAGTGCTGGCCGATCCGAAGAATCCGGACCGCTCCATCCTGAAATACAGCATCGGCTTTGCCTCGGGCAAGGTGATCCAAGCCTTTTCCAGCAACCCGCGCAATCTTCGCTCGAAGGGGCGGCCCGGTGATCGGCTCGTCATCGACGAAGCGGCCTTCGTCGACGATCTGGGCGAGCTGCTGAAGGCCGCCATGGCCATGACGATGTGGGGCGGTGAGATCCACATCATCAGCACCCACAACGGCGACGACAACGCGTTCGCCGTCCTCATCAACGATATCCGTGCCGGCCGTTACGACTACAGCTTGCACCGCATCGACCTGGACGATGCGCTGGGCGATGGCCTGTACCGGCGTATTTGCCAAGTGTCCGGTCAAGTCTGGACGCCGGAGGCGGAAGCCGAGTGGCGCGCGGCACTGATCAAACGCTACCGCCCCAATGAGGACGAGGAGCTGTTCTGTATCCCGGCGTTCGGCGGTGGCTCCTATCTGCCGCGCGCCTTGGTGGAGACCTGCATGGTCGATGCGCCGGTCGTGCGCTTCGCCGGTTCGAGGCCCTTCAACATGGCACCCGAACCCGCCCGCCGAGCGGATATGCGGGAGTGGATCGATGCCGAGTTGCCATCGCTATTGGAGGGTCTGGATCGGCGACGGCGCCACGCCCTGGGGATGGACTTCGCGCGCTCCAGCGACACCACGGTGATCGCGCCCATGGAGATCGGAGAAACCTTGCATCGTCGGGTTCCCTTTCTGGTCGAACTCCATAACGTACCCCACAAACAGCAGGAGCAGGTGCTGTTCGCCCTGGCCGATGCCTTGCCGCGATTCTGCGCCGGGGCGATCGATGCGAGCGGTAATGGCTCCTACATCGCCGAGTCCGCTGCGGATCGCTATGGCTCTCGGATCGAGCAATTGAAGTTCACGGAGGATTGGTACCGGGAGAACATGCCCAAATACAAGGCGGCATTCGAGGACCGGCTGATTTCCATTCCGCGCCATGACGACGTGCTCGAAGACCACCGGGCAATCCAGGTGGTTCGTGGGGTACCGCGGGTGCCGGAAGGCAAGACGGACAAGCAGGGGCGGCGCCACGGCGACAGCGCCATCGCCGTGGCATTGGCGTATTACGCCTCCTACAGCGCTTCAGGCGACATGCCGTTGGTCGTCTCGCGTCCACGGCCCGGTACGGTCTTGTCAGGCTACGGTGACCTGCGCCGCGGCACAAGCATGAGGGGTTACGCATGACAAAACGGCCGGACAGACGTTTTGCACGCCCGCAGGGCGCCCGTCAGGGTGCCGCACAGGGAGGTGCGGCATGACTCGTCGCGCACCGACAGGGCTGTATCTGCCCTCCGGCGAGTTCGTCGCATTCGCCCAAGGTCCTACGCTCGGCCAACCCCTGGCAACCCGCCGAACGGCGCTGGGCCAGTTCGGTGGCCTGACGTGGCTGCCCAACCCGGATCCGATCCTCAAGAAGATGGGGAAATCCATCGAGGTCTATCGCGACCTGCTGTCGGACGCGCACGTCGCCGGCTGTGTTCGCCGCCGGAAAGCGGCGGTACGCGCTATGGAACGGGGGATCGAACGCCGGTCAGCCGGTGCGCGCACCGTCAAGAACATCGAGGCGATCCTGGCCGATCTGCCGCTGGCCCGGATCATCGGCGAGATTCTGGACGCCGTACTGTACGGCTACCAGCCGCTTGAGATCGTCTGGGAGCGAGTGGGGGATTTCGTGGTACCGGGCGACGTCATTGGCCGGCCGCCCGAATGGTTCGTCTACTCGCGGGATAACGCGCTGCTGTTCCGAAGTCAGTCCTGCCCGATGGGCGAGCCGCTGCCCCCCAACTCATTCCTGTGCGCCCGCCAGGAGCCGACCTATTTCAACCCCTACGGCTCACCGGATCTCGCACTGGTGTTCTGGCCGACCACCTTCAAGCGCGGGGGCCTGGGATTCTGGATGCAGTTCGCCGAGAAGTACGGCATGCCCTGGCCGGTGGGCAAGTATCCGCGTGGCACCGAGCCGGGGGAGATCGACCAGCTGCTCGACAGTCTGGAACAAATGGTCCGCGATGGCGTAGCCGCGGTACCGGACGATTCCAGCGTCGAGTTCCTGACCCATGATCAAAGCCAAGGGGCCGACGCCTACGAGACGCTGCTGCTGTTCTGCCGCTCCGAGGTCGCCATCGCCCTGCTCGGCCAGAACCAGACCACCGAAGTCAGCGCCAACAAGGCGTCGGCGGAAGCCGGGATCATGGTCACGCGCGACATCCGGGAGAGCGACGCAGAGATCGTCGCCAGTACCTTGAGCGATTTGATCCGGATGGTCTGTGATCTCAATTTCCACGAACCGGTGCCGCCGGTCTACGCGCTGTGGGAACAGGAAGAGATCGACGAAACGCGGGCAATCCGTGACAAGGCCTTACACGATGCCGGGGTCCGCCCGACCAATGCCTACTGGATGCGGGCCTATGGCTTCAAGGACGGCGAACTGGCGCCCGAAGCTTCACCCGAGGAAGGGGGCGGCGCTCCGGTCTTCGCTGGAATCGACCGTGAACGGTTCCCCGATCAGGCTGCGCTCGATGCGGCAGTCGACGCATTGGCCGAAGGTGGCGCGCTACAGGCCCAGGCTGAACGGCTGCTCGCGCCGCTCATCCAGCGGATCGAAAGTGCGGGTGGCGAGGCCCAACTGCTCGGTGCGCTGGCGGAAGCCTACCCGGACATGAATCCCGACCAGCTGGTGCAAACCCTGACCCGGCTGCTCTTCGCCGCGAGCGTCGCCGGGCGGCTGGCGGCCGAGGAAAGCTTGCGGGATGGGTAAGTACCTGCCGGACATCCGCCAGGGCGATACCTACCGGGTCCGGATTCGGTACCCCAAGGGGTCCAACATCGCCGGTTACATCCACTGGCTGGCCTTGCGGACCGCGATCGGTGCCGAACCTCCGGTGCTGTTGCTGAGATCCGTGGTCGGCGAACACCCCTCGGATCAGCCAGGGGACGGGATCGCTTACCTCGAGGCCACGCCGGAACAGACGGCCGCATTACCGGCGAACAAGCGCTGTGTGTATGGGCTGCTGGTGAAAACACCATCGGGCGAGGTCAAGACCCTCCGGCCGCCCCTGAAGGATCCCCTCGACGACCGGATTCTGATCGTTCCACGGGGCGGCGCCGATGGTGTGTGAAGCAACCGTCGAGATCGATTGTGTCGACGTCGCTCCAACTGTTGACGTCGAGGCCGCGCCGGGGCCGCGAGGCCCGGTCGGTCCCCAAGGTCCGCCTGGTCCGGTGGGACCGGCTGGCGGCGTCGATCCGGACGCCGTTATCGATGGCGGAAATTTTTGATTTGAATTTGAGAGAAACGCACCATGGCTAACACGGTACGCATCAAACGCAGGGTAAGCGGCAACGCCGGCGCGCCCGCCGCTCTCCTCAACGCCGAGCTCGCCTATAACGAAGTCGACGACGTCCTTTATTACGGCAAAGGCGACTCGGCGGGCAACGCAACGTCGATCCCGGCGATCGGCGGTCCCGGCGCTTTCGTCACCAAGTCGACTGCGCAGACCATCGACGGCGCCAAGACCTTTACCGGCGCGAATGACCTCGGTGCTCAAACCACGGCGGCGACGCCGGCGGTGGCCGACAACAGCACCAAGGTCGCCACCACGGCTTTCGTCAAAGGGCAAGGCTACCTGACGGGCAACCAGGTCATCACCCTGACAGGCGATGCGACGGGATCCGGTGCGACCTCGATCGCCGTGAGCATACCGAACGCCACGGTCACCAACGCCAAGCTGGCCACCATGGCGGCCAGCACGCTGAAGGGCAACAACACTGGGAGCGCGGCGGCCCCGGTCGATCTCACCGTGGCTCAGGTCAAGACCTTGCTGGCGTACCAGGCCACCGACATCGCCGGTTTCGACACCCAGGTGCGAACCTCCCGTCTGGATCAGATGACGGCGCCGACCGCAGCGGTATCCATGAACAGCCAACGGATCACCAACCTGGCCGATCCCACGGGCGCCCAGGATGCGGCCACCAAGGCGTACGTCGACGCCGTCGCCTCGGGACTGGACTGGAAACAATCGGTCCGGGCCGCGACCACCGCCAATATCACCTTGTCCGGTACCCAGACCGTCGATGGCGTGGCATTGGTGGCCGGTGACCGGGTGCTGGTGAAGGCCCAGACCACGGCCGCGCAGAATGGCGTCTATGTCGTCGCTTCCGGCGCCTGGATCCGCGCGACCGATTTCGATTCGAACGCCGAGGTCACCGCCGGCGCCTGCATGTTCGTTTCCGAGGGCACGACC